GGCGGCGTGTTTCGCGCCCTGGGTGGCCCTGTCGGTATTGTGATCGGCTTGTTTGCGGCCATGTTTGCCACTAACGCCCAGTTTCGTGCCGCTGTTATGCAGCTTGTGGGGGTTGTTGGCCAGGCGTTGGGCCAGATCATGGCCGCTATTCAGCCACTGTTTGGTTTAGTTGCGGGTATTGTGGCACAGTTGGCGCCAGTGTTCGGCCAGATTATCGGTATGGTTGCCGGTTTGGCTGCCCAGCTGGTGCCTTTGATTAGTATGCTTGTCGCCCGGCTAGTTCCTGTGATCACGCAGATTATTGGTGCGGTGACACAGGTTGCTGCAATGTTGTTGCCGGCGTTGATGCCGGTTATTCAGGCTGTTGTGGCCGTGATACGGCAGGTTGTTGGCGTGATCATGCAGTTGGTGCCTGTTTTGATGCCTGTGATTCAACAGATTTTGGGTGCTGTCATGTCTGTTCTGCCGCCGATTATTGGTTTGATCAGGTCGCTGATACCAGTCATCATGTCGATTATGCGTGTGGTGATGCAGGTTGTTGGTGTCGTGCTACAGGTTGTGGCCCGCATTATTCCGGTTGTGATGCCGATTGTGACAGCTGTGATCGGGTTTGTGGCACGTATTCTTGGCGCTATTGTGTCTGCTGCAGCCCGCATTATTGGGACTGTCACCCGTGTCATCTCATGGGTTGTGAATCATTTAGTGTCTGGCGTGAGGTCTATGGGCACGGCCATCCTGAATGGTTGGAATCATATTAGAGCGTTTACGTCTGCGTTTATTAACGGTTTCAAGTCGGTGATTTCTGGCGGCGTGAACGCGGTTGTGGGGTTTTTTGCGCGGCTGGGTTCTTCGGTGGCTAGCCATGTGAGGTCTGGTTTTAATGCGGCTCGTGGCGCTGTTTCTTCTGCGATGAATGCTATTCGGAGTGTTGTGTCTTCGGTGGCGTCTGCTGTTGGCGGGTTTTTCGGGTCGATGGCGTCTAGGGTTCGTAGTGGTGCTGTGCGCGGGTTTAATGGTGCCCGGAGTGCGGCTTCTTCTGCTATGCATGCTATGGGTTCGGCTGTGTCTAGTGGTGTGCATGGTGTGCTGGGTTTTTTCCGGAATTTGCCTGGTAATATTCGGCGTGCGCTTGGTAATATGGGGTCTTTGTTGGTGTCTGCTGGCCGTGATGTGGTGTCTGGTTTGGGTAATGGTATCAAGAATGCTATGAGTGGTTTGTTGGATACGGTGCGTAATATGGGTTCTCAGGTTGCGAATGCGGCTAAGTCGGTGTTGGGTATTCATTCCCCGTCGAGGGTGTTTCGTGACCAGGTTGGCCGCCAGGTTGTTGCCGGTTTGGCTGAGGGGATCACCGGGAATGCCGGTTTGGCGTTGGATGCGATGTCTGGCCTGGCTGGTCGGCTGCCTGATGCGGTTGATGCCCGGTTTGGTGTGCGATCGTCTGTGGGCTCGTTTACCCCGTATGGCAGGTATCGGCGTGCGAGCGAGAAGAGTGTTGTGGTGAATGTTAACGGACCGACGTATGGTGATCCTAACGAGTTTGCGAAGCGGATTGAGCGGCAGCAGCGTGACGCTTTGAACGCGTTGGCTTATGTGTGATTGGGGGTGTGGTTCATGTTTATTCCTGACCCGTCTGATCGTGCCGGTTTGACTGTTACTTGGTCTATGTTGCCGTTGATTGGTAATGATCCGGAGCGTGTGCTTCATTTGACGGATTATACGGGTGCGTCTCCTGTCATGTTGTTGAATGATTCGTTGCGCGGTTTGGGTGTTCCTGAGGTTGAGCATTTTTCTCAAACACATGTTGGGGTGCACGGCTCGGAGTGGCGCGGGTTTAATGTGAAGCCTCGCGAGGTGACGCTGCCGGTGCTTGTTTCGGGTGTTGACCCTGATCCGGTTGGCGGGTTTCGTGACGGTTTTTTGAAAGCCTATGACGCGTTGTGGTCTGCGTTTCCTCCGGGCGAGGTGGGGGAGTTGTCGGTGAAGACTCCTGCCGGTGTTGAGCGTGTGTTGAAGTGTCGGTTTGATTCGGTGGATGACACGTTTACGGTTGATCCGGTGAATCGTGGCTATGCCCGTTATGTGCTTCATTTGACAGCCTATGACCCGTTTTGGTATGGGGATGAGCAGAGGTTTCGTTTTAGTAACGCGAAGTTGCAGGATTGGTTGGGTGGCGGCCCTGTCGGCAAGGATGGCACGGCGTTTCCTGTGGTGTTGACGCCTGGTGTTGGTTCGGGTTGGGATAATCTGTCTAATAAGGGTGATGTGCCTGCGTGGCCTGTGATTCGTGTTGAGGGGCCTTTGGAGTCGTGGTCTGTGCAGATTGATGGTTTGCGTGTGTCTTCGGATTATCCTGTCGAGGAGTATGATTGGATCACTATTGATACGGATCCTCGCCAGCAGTCTGCATTGTTGAACGGGTTTGAGGATGTGATGGATCGTTTGACAGAGTGGGAGTTTGCGCCTATCCCGCCTGGCGGTTCTAAGAGTGTGAATATTGAGATGGTTGGTTTGGGTGCCATTGTTGTGTCGGTGCAGTACAGGTTTTTGAGGGCTTGGTGAACAGGTGATGGCTGGTCTTGTTCCGCAGATAACATTGTTTACACCGGATTATCGCCGTGTGGCGCCTATCAATTTTTTTGAGTCGTTGAAGTTGTCGTTGAAGTGGAATGGTTTGTCGACGCTGGAGTTGGTGGTGTCTGGGGATCATTCTAGGCTTGACGGGTTGACTAGGCCGGGTGCACGGCTGGTTGTTGATTATGGTGGTGGCCAGATTTTTTCTGGGCCTGTGCGTAAGGTTCATGGTGTGGGTCCGTGGCGTTCTTCGCGTGTGACTATCACGTGTGAGGATGATATTCGCCTGTTGTGGCGTATGCTGATGTGGCCTGTGAATTATCGTCCTGGTTTGGTTGGTATGGAGTGGCGTGCCGACAGGGATTATGCTCACTATTCTGGTGCTGCGGAGTCGGTGGCTAAGCAGGTGTTGGGGGATAATGCGTGGCGGTTTCCGCCTGGTTTGTTTATGATGGATGATGAGAGTCGTGGCCGCTATATTAAGGATTTTCAGGTGCGGTTTCACGTGTTTGCCGATAAGCTACTGCCGGTGTTGTCGTGGGCTCGGATGACTGTCACGGTGAACCAGTTTGAGAATGCGAAGTTTGATCAGCGTGGTTTAGTGTTTGATTGTGTGCCTGCTGTGACCCGGAAGCATGTGTTGACTGCCGAGTCTGGTTCGATTGTGTCGTGGGAGTATGTGCGTGACGCCCCGAAGGCTACTTCGGTGGTGGTTGGTGGCCGCGGCGAGGGCAAGGATCGGCTGTTTTGTGAGGATGTTGATTCGATGGCCGAGGATGACTGGTTTGATCGTGTCGAGGTGTTTAAGGATGCCCGTAACACGGATTCTGAACATGTGCATCTCATCGATGAGGCTGAGCAGGTGCTGTCCGAGTTAGGGGCCACGTCGGGGTTTAAGATAGAGTTGGCTGAGTCGGATGTGTTGCGGTTTGGGCCAGGCAATCTGATGCCGGGTGATCTTATCTATGTGGATGTGGGTTCTGGCCCGATTGCGGAGATTGTGCGGCAGATTGATGTGGAGTGTGATTCGCCTGGTGATGGTTGGACGAAGGTGACACCGGTTGCGGGGGATTATGAGGATAATCCGTCGGCCCTGTTGGCTCGCCGTGTGGCTGGTTTGGCTGCGGGTGTGCGGGATTTGCAAAAGTTTTAGTAAGTGATTGGGGTTTGTTGTGGGTATTGTGTGTAAAGGGTTTGATGGTGTGTTGACCGAGTATGATTGGGCTCAAATGTCTGGTCTGATGGGTAATATGCCGTCTGTGAAGGGCCCGGACGATTTTCGTGTCGGCACTACGATTCAGGGTGCCACAGTGTTGTGTGAGGTCCTGCCGGGGCAGGCTTGGGCTCACGGGGTGATGTGCACGTCGAATAGTGTTGAGACGGTGACGGGGCAGCTGCCTGGTCCTGGCGAGACCCGATACGACTATGTTGTTCTGTCTCGGGATTGGGAGCAGAACACAGCCAAGTTGGAGATCGTTCCCGGTGGCCGTGCGGAGCGTGCCCGTGACGTGTTGCGTGCCGAGCCTGGCGTGTTTCATCAGCAGTTGTTGGCTACTTTGGTGTTGTCTTCTAACGGGTTGCAGCAGCAGTTGGATAGGCGTGCTGTGGCGGCCCGTGTGGCGTTTGGCGAGTCTGCTGCGTGTGATCCTACCCCTGTGGAGGGTGACCGGGTGATGGTTCCTTCTGGGGCTGTGTGGGCTAACCATGCCAACGAGTGGATGCTACTGTCTCCGCGTATTGAGACGGGTTCGAAGTCGATCATGTTTGGCGGGTCTGCTGTGTATGCTTACACGATCCCGTTTGCCCGCCCTTTTGGTAGTGCGCCTGTTGTGGTGGCGTCTATGGCTACGGCGGCTGGGGGCACGGCACAGATTGATGTGAAAGCCTACAATATTACTAATAAGGATTTTGGTTTAGCGTTTATCACGAATGACGGTTCGAAGCCGAATGGTGTGCCTGCGGTTGCGAATTGGATTGCTGTCGGCGTGTGACTGCACAGGTGTTGTGGCGGATGGTGTGATGTTGGGGGGCTGTGGTGTCGTGGTTTACTCCTGCACTGGTGGCCTCTATTTGTACCGCGTTGGCCACGGTTTTGGGTTCTGTTCAGGCTGTCACGTCTAAATCGAGGAAGCGTTTGCGGCGGCTGTCTGCGCAGGTGGATGCGATGGAAGAGTATACGTGGGGTGTGCGGCGCGAGGTTCGAAGGTTTAACGCCGGGCTTCCTGATGATGTGGAGCCTATGCATCTCCCTGATGTGCCCGAGTTTTTGAAAGATACTGTTGATGGTGGAGGTGAGTAGGGTTGAGGGAGTTGGAGGAGGAGAAGCGGCAGCGCCGCAATTTTGAGAAGGCTTCACTGGTGTTGTTGTTTTTGTCGCTTGTGTTGTTGGCGGTGGTTGCTGCGGGTGCTTTGCGTTTCGGGGCTATATCCTCTGAGCGGGATTCGGAGCAGGCTAGGGCCCAGTCGAATGGTACAGCGGCTCGGGGGTTAGCCAGCCGTGTGACGCGGGCGGCACGCATCTGCCAGCC